TGAGCCGCCTGGGCCAGCAGCGCCGCCGCCTCGGCCCGGGTGGCGGCGATCCCGGCCAATTCCAACTCCTGCAGCAGCCGGTCGATCCTGGCGGCCTGGTCCTCCTCCGCCTTGGCCAGCCCCAACCCCTCGGCCAACTGCGTCGCCGCAGCCTCCCGGTCGGCCTGCAGGGCCGCCTGCATCAACTGCTCCATCGCCACCCGGGCCGTCACGATCTCCGGCCGCTCCCGGTCGATGGGCTGAATTTTTTGGCCCGCATCGACCTTGGCCAGCTTCTGGGCCGGGAGTTGGGGCGGCCCTGCCGCTCCATTGACCATCTTGTCCTCTCCCGGCCCCGGGGTCCCTGGTTCCCCATTGGTATTCAGTGGCGCAGGCGTCTCCGCCTGCGGTCCTTCCGGCAGCGCCGGCGGCTCCTTCCCAATCTCATCCAGCAGCACCGGCCCCCCCACGGTCATGAGGAAATCCGGCACGCCGTCATCTTCATAGCCCCGATCCTGGCGGATTTCCTTACGCCGCCGCAGGCCGGAGCGCAAGTGAATCTCATCGATCTCCGCCTGCTCCTTAGGCTGGATGGAGGACTCCTCCTCCCAGCCAAACTCCACCAGATCGAAGCCGCCCCGCTCCAAGCCCTCATCGACCCCGTCCTTGACCCATTTCTGCAAGGGCGCCAGGCCCTCCTCCAGGGCCGCCTGCTCGGCGGTTTCGGCGGTGGCCCGGTTCATCTGCTGCACGAAAGCCTGAGGCGACAGGGAGAAACAGTAGCACACCACCCGGGCAAACCATTCATCGATGGGGTCCTTGAGGGCGGCCTCTTTCATGGGATGCGGCGTCATGCCCTTGGGGACCCAGGTGCCCCGGCGGCGCTGGGCGGTGTTGCCGGCGAAGAGGGCGTCCCAATATTGCTGCCACTCCCGGATCTGCTCGGTGGACCAGCCCTCCGGCACCTCCAGGAGGGAGTCGGGCAGGTTGCCCTCGGTGTAGTATTGCAGCAGGTGGATCTGGCGGCGGATGACGATGTTGACCGTGATAATGATCTGCTCCACCGGGGAGAAGCCGTACACCCGCCAGGACAGGGGATTGCGGGGAAAATAGATCAGTTCGTCCAGGGTGTAATTCGCCGCCGGCACTCCCTTGAGAATCTGCTGATAGGCCGGAAGCGGTGGCAGGGGCACCCGGCCGTCTTCGGCCAGCACCGGTTTGATCAGGGCGCCGTCCATCACCTCCAACGCATAGAGGCCGCCGCCCCGGTTGGGCCGGGGATAGAGGGTGGCGCAGTCGCCCACGAACATATCTTCCAGCCACATGCGCAGCCACTGATTCCAGCGGTGCACCCGGTCGGGCTTTTTAAACAGGGCCTTGGCCTGCTTGGCTTGGGCCTCCGCCGCGGTCAGGAGGCGCTTGCCGCCGGCGGCGGTCTCCTCCGTGGCCTTGATGTTCCAGGAGAGCTTGCAGAGCTGGTCCTTCCGGGTCTCAATGGCCAGGCGCACCAGGTCGCAGTTCAGGGCCAGGGACCGGAGCTGCCCGAAGGAGAGGGCCTCTTCGCCCCGGGGCTGGGTCCTGAGGTTGTAGCCTGGCGCAAAATCCCACTGGCGGCCTTTGACCGCCGGCGGCGCCGCCGGCGCCTGGGGCTCGCCGGGGCCGAACCATGACTCGTCGATCCGGTAAATTTTGGCCGGAGATGTCCCCCGGCTTACCCGATCCACAATCCCCAGATCCAGGGGCTTTTTATTGTCTGAGTTGAGCAAGCTCCGCCTCGGTCTTTTCCATGAGCACGTCGGCCAACTGCCTCTGGGCTTTAAGGCCCAGGAGGCGTTCTTCCAAAACCTGTATCTGCAACTGGCGGTTTTCCTCCGCCAGGTCCTTGACCATTTTGATTGCCGCTGGTTTGATCTCAGCCATGCAGCCCCCCTTGATAACTGACCCCTGACCCCTGACCACTGGCCACTATCCTTTGCCCCTTCCTCCGGGCCTCCTCCGCCTGCAGCTTCTCCGCTTCATCCCGGTAAAAATCGAACAGGCCCATGCCGGCGCCGCCTTCCAGGAGGCGCACCGCCCCCTCCAGGGCGTCGGGGCCGTCGTCGTGCACCGTCTTGGAGGGGAAATAGAGCAGCTGCTCCATGAGCAGGTCCTGATTGCCCTGGCCCCGACAGAACCGGATCTGGCCCCGCTCCACCTTGGCCGACATGCCGGATATCCGGGTTGTTTTATTGATGGTCTGATCCATGCCTTTAATCGGCAGGTGAAAGCCCCGCTGCTGGGCGGCCCGGTCGAACTCCCGCAGCAATAATTTCTGGAAGGCCACCACCTCCACCCCGAACATCCAGTAGCCCCACTGCTCATGCCGGGCGTAGGCCGCGGCAATGGCCGCATCAATGGAGGACTTGCGGATGTAGGCGTCCAGGACGTAATAGATCATCTCCCGGCGGTCCCAGCCCACGGTGACGATGGCCTTGAAGTCGCTGGAGGCGTCGGCCTCCAGGGAGGGGTCGTAAAACCCGCTCACCACCAGGTGCTTGCCGCTCAACTCCTCCGGGTGGTAAAATTTGAACCAGTCCTCCTGGAAGACGCCCTCCTCGTTCACCGGGTTGTTCTGTTTCTCGGTGTTGAAGGCGAGAGAGCCCATCATCTTTTTTTGTTCCAGGAGCTTGGCCACCGGGTGCAGGGCCGGCCAGAAGGACGTCAAAATGGTCTGGCCGTCCGGCCCGGTTTCCTCGTTCAAGGCCCGGTACAGGTGCCGCTGCCAGTGGCACCAGGGCTCCTCTTGCGAATGGATGGCGATCCACAGGGCGCTCTTGTTGGCCAGGATGGTGCCGATCCACAGGAGGCTGCCGGTGGCGTCGATGGAGGGGTAGACCGCCCGGGTGACCCAGGCCAGGAGCTTGCGCACCAGGTCGGGGCTCTTGACGTTCTGGTCGTTCTCCAGGTCGTCCAGGATCACCAGGTCGGGGCGGAACTGCTTGTGCTTCAGGCCCCGGAGGCGCTGGCCCCGGCCCCGGGCCTTGAGGCGCACGTCGTTCAAGGTGACGAAATCGTCCACCGCCCAGTTGTCCCGCACCAGTTCGCCGAAATCGCATTTGAGGCGCTCGTTGTAGAGCAGCTCCAGGTAGATGTAGCCGGTGAGGTCTGAGGCCAGGTCCTCGGTGTCGCTCCCCAGGATGATGAAATGGCGCAAACCGTGGCAGATCTGGTGCAGGGAATACCCGAAGGAGACGATGGTGGACTTGGCCCCTTCCCGGGGCGCGGCGTCCACCGTCGGGGTCACCACCTCGCCGGGGCCGGGGCGCCGGTCCACCTGGGCCACCAGCTCGTGATGGAAGGGCGCCTCCGGGGCGCTGAAATAGTGGGGCAGATAGGTGCGGAAAAACTCGAAATGGTCGGCCCGGGNGCGCTCCCGCCGGGCCGCCCGGGCGGCCTCGGAGACGTCCTCGAAGGCCGCCACCTCCCGGAAGAGGCGGCCGAGGATCCGGTCGGCCTTCTCCTGAAACTGCTTGCGGGTGAGCTTGACTTTGAGGGTGCGCGCCATTATTCGATGCTCCGGAAAAATTCCCGCATCCGGCCGCTGTGCATCTGCAATTCGCCGGGCGCCAGGTCGAGGCCCTTGAGAAACTCGCCGTACCGGTCCAGCACCATGATGGCCGCGGCCCGGAGGTCCTGGCTCTTTTCCAGCTTCTCGATGGTGAGGACGGTCTTGTAAATGGCGTCATAGACGCCCGGATTGATGGCCGTGGGGTTTCTCTGGGCCTCGGCCTGCAGGGCCTCCATCTGGCCGTTGAGGGTCTGGCGCAGCCATTCGGCGATATCCCGGGGATTGTTCAGGGCCGCGGCCCGCTCTTTGCCCCACGCCCCTTTTTTGGCCCACTGGTAAATGCTGTTCTCGGAGACCTCGCCCTGGAGCAGCTCGGCGATCTGCTTGGCGGTCTTGTTCTCCCGAACGAAGAGCCGCCGGCATTCGTCGTAATAGGCGCTCTCTTTGCGGCCGGCCATCTATCTCCCCAGAAACGCCCTGATGGTGGCGATGTGCGCCAGCGTCCGCTCCAGTTCCTGGTGCGCGGCGCTGAATTCCAGGTTCAAGGAAAAAATATCGTCCCGGTTCAGGTCCTCCACCGGTTTGGTGGGGTCAAGCAGGTGGCGCAGGGTGTCCCGGAGCTTCTCGGCCCGCAGCCGCTGCCCCACGACGCGGTTTTCCAGCACCGTCAATTCGCTCTCTTTGTTGATGCGCTCCACGTTGATCATGCCATCCCCGCCTTCCGGCACTTGCCCACGATATCGGTGCACTGCTGCATACTCTGGATGTTCAACTGGATCAGCTTTTCCAGATATTCGCCCCGTTCCGCAAAGCGCTGGGTCAAGGTCCCGTAGTTCTCCACCAGGCGCGCATTGTTGTCGTATTTATCGCTCATCTCCCGGAGGATCTGCGCCATCTGGCCGTTCATGCCGGCCAGATCGGTTTTGTACAGCTCCAGGACCTTTTGGTAGTGCTCCAGGATTTTGACATTGGCCTTGTCCTGGGCGGCGTAGGCCTCCTTCAGGGATTTGATGGACAGCCACCACAGGAAGGCCATGATGCCCGGCACCCCGTAGGGAGCCAGTTTCTCCAGAACGCCCACGAAGGCCAGGTTTTCCATCTACTGCCCCGCGCCCGTAGCCCCGGACGTCCCGCCCGCGGGGCCGGCGTCGATGCCGGGAAAGGGCCCGGGGACGCTCTCATCTCTCAGGCCCACCGCCTCTTTGGTAACCAGCCGCAGCACCAGGTTGACCACCACCAGGATGGCCGCCTGGGCCTCAGCGTCAATCACAAACCCCACTTCCGGCAGGCTCTGCCCCACCAGGGCGAGCCCGGCCACCAGGTTGACCCACAGGGTCTTTGACCGCCACCAGAGTTTTTTATTTTTATCCATCTGCCGCTCCTTCAGGTTTCAGGTTCCAGGTTTCAGGTTTCAGGAAAGCGGACTCCCCCTGCCTTTCCCGGAACCCAGAACCTGAAACCCAGAACCCGCTATTTAACCCCGGCCTGGTCGGCTAATTTCTGGGCGGCCTGGGCCTGCAATGCGAGTTGCTCCACCTGCCCGGCGCTGGGGCAGTTCGCCTTCTCAATGGCGTCGGCCAGGCCCAGGGCCGTATCCGCGGCCACCACGGCCAGCTTGACCTTGTTGTCCACCTCGGAGCCCGGCGCCCCCAATTCCGCCACCAGGGGATCATAAAACCCGTTGACCAGACCCACGGCGTCCTGGACCTTGCCAAAATTGCCGGGCTTGTCGCAGCACCCCGCCAGCAGGAGCAACAGCCCGCCGGAAACCAAAGTCAACCGAAAGAATTTCATTGTTGTTCTCCTCTAAAAGTCCAGGTTCGTTTCCTCATCTTCACATAAATGCAAGGCTCCGTGGGTTCGTTAGATGCGTTCGATGCGTTAAATTTGCATGAGGGCAAAAAAAAGCCCCCGGAGGGGCTTAGTCAGAAAATTATTAGACGGGGTATCGGCCCGTTTTTACATATATTCGGGCAGATCTTTTATCAATTTTTTAACTTGCCTCAAATTGATAATCTATTTTTTTCAGATGGTTTCTTAGCTTGACAATGGAGTCTACATCCATTACCCAAACCATTTCCCCCTTTGAGATTTTCCTTGACCATTCATCTGATTCTTTTTGCTCTTCGGGGGATTGGGGGCGTTTTCCCTTCATATTTGGCTCCTTGGAAGGCGTAGGGGCGAGCCGGCGGCTCGCCCCTGCTGGGTGAAACTACGTAGCCGGAATCAAGATGGCCAGCTTCACCGGGCCACTCGCCGGAGCCGTGCGCTAATGGCTCCGGAAATACAAAACCCCCTTTCACGGCCCAGGATTGGGACGTTGTGGGGCAGCCCGGCGGGGTTTGTCAAGTTATTTTTAGTCGTTCAAGCTATTCCGATAATCCAGTATCGCCGACTCGGAGAATCTGAGCTTCCGTTCCGAATATTTTTCGCCCCTGATTTTTCCCTGACGCCAGAGCTTGCGTACCTGCTGGGCCGTAACATTCAGGAGACGGGCCGCCTGGTCGGGCCGCAACATCCGCTCCTGCCCGCTCTGCGCCGCCACCGCCGGATGCCAGTTAGCCATTGCGCTCTCCCCGCCTCATTGCCGCAAAGCCGCCAGGGTCAGCGGCCCGGCCTCGCCGTCCACCAGGAGGCCGGCGTCCCGCTGAAATTGCAGCACCGCGGCGTAGGTCTTGGGGCCGTAGACGCCGTCCGCCGCCCCCGGCTCGTAGCCCTTGATCTGCAAACGCTGCTGCAGCTCCCGGACGGTCTCCCCGGCCATGTAGGGCGAGGTCAGCCGGTAGACCAGGGGCGTTTCCAGTTTCACCGACGGCCCCGGCTCGTAATTCACCCCGGGCGCCAGCACCCCGTGGGTCCAGCGCCGGCCGGAGAGCGACCCGGCGATCACTCCCCGGGCGGCGGAGTGGGCCTCCACCGTGCCCCCCTGGCCGTCGGAGATCACCACGTGCCCCACCGCCCCGATCCCCACCCGGAGGATCACCGCCCCGGGGATCTGGGCCGCATGGGCCACCGGCACCACGCACTTGTAGCGCAAGGCGTCCTCCAGCCAGAAGCCCGAAAAGGCGTCGGCCGTCTTGGGATTTTCATGATTGGAGGTGCCGAACAGCAGCCGGGCCACCTGATAAAGGTCGTAGGACGCCATCTCGGCGCAGTCCCACGGCCCCCGCCAGCCGGGGGCGTCCTTGGGCACAAAGGCCCCGAACACGTACCGCTGGGGCGGGTGCTTCACATGCTGCCGGGAAAATTCCAAGATTTCATTGCCATGCCTCATTGTATTTCTCCTCCTCAAATCAACCCCAAATCCCGGGCCACCGCCCGGGACATGGTTCTTAGAAGCTGTTTCCGGTTTTCCGTTTTCCGTTTTCCGTGGGCGGGGCGGGCGTCCCCGGTAGGGCGGGCGTCTCGCCTGCGGTCCTTTTCTCCCCCCTTTTCTAAAGGGGGGCTGGGGGGGNTTATGGTCACCCCCGCTTCACACTCATGGCAGGGAAACCCCGGCAGGCAGTAGTCGCTCAACTGGTTTTCAATGCACCACCAGGGGGTCAGAGTGAGGCCGTAGCCCGAACACTCCACCGGCCCCAGCGACGCCAGACCCTTTATTCCTGCCGGCCCCAGCATGGTTTCCAGGGCGGTTAAGCCGCCCCCCCCCC